ATTTACCGCTGGCGTATTTGCTCATGTTATGCTAGGATCGCACGTTGGATATATTTGTTGACTGCTGGACTATTACCAATACCCAACAAACTGGTATTCACACGATTTTGATTTAATAATACCGTTAGATAAGGAGTAAGCTCATCTTGTTCTTGTGTGTATGTTAGATAGTAATAATTATACTCATACTGCTCACTTCCCACACTAACTGTTTCTCTTTTATAATTAATAATAGATTGTACTAAAACTTCATCGTTGGCCAGATACGATCTATAAAAAGTATTAGTCACTGATGTATAAAATAATTGACCTACTTCGTATTGATCTTTATGTTGTAAAATTTGATCGTATGTTGTATAAGAAGCAACAATTGATGTAGCTGAGATTGGGGTCTTTACTTCTGTTCGTTTACCAGCTTTTAATTTTTTAAATTCGTCTATGAGGCTCATCGGATCAAGCCCTTGACTTAGAGCAGTATAAATTACTGTAGACGCCAATGTTTTTCCAGCCTCAGTATCACCTGTCACTGATTGGAAGTAACCTGTAACAGCATCATTGATATTAGGGCTGGTAGTAAATCTATCAACGAAATAATTATTAAAATATTCTGTAGTAGAATTTATATTGTTACTTGGTGGTAGGTTTCCTTTAGCGGGCATATATTAAACTCCAGTTGTTCCTTGGTTGCTTGAAGGAAGTCGCGCATTTTGTGAATTTATATTAGTACCATTGTTGATTCCACCAAGTCCAGGAATGCCACTAACTGCTTTAGCAAGCCCTTGATTGATTGATGCGCCGGTTGGAAAAAATACAGAACTTTGAGGATTTTGTCCAGAAAGGATATTTTTACCAAGTTGTACAAGTTCAGCACCGGCCACTGTTTTAAGATTAGTATTTTTAAAATTGTTAGCAGTGCGGAATCCCCCTAGCGCAGCACCAATAAAATTACCATTTTGTAAATTAGTAATTACATCGCTAGCCCCTTCAACCAGACCGCCTGGGCCTAGGATACTAGTAGTGCCACCACCCAACGAAGTAAGTGGACTAGGACTGTGATCATAGTGTATAGTATTAAATCCTAATACCGTACCATTACTAACTGGACCGGTAGCATATTGTACAGCTTCATAGGCCACTGTCATGGTGTGTTCCATTGGAGTGTATTCACCTGCTTGATGTTGCCCATGCTGAAATGATTGTATAGTTGGACGAATTAACGTATAACTGCTAAATGCTTTTTGATGTAAGCTATAAATCCTAATAGCATTAATATAATTAGGAGTTCCAGATTGTGCCAATGGAGTAAAACCCCAATTTTGTTCTTGACGTTTTTTATATTTGTGATCTTGACCATATATAGCTTCTTGATGATCGGCATCTCTATAATAATGAGAATAATAACCATACCAAAAATTACGCACTACATCAGCACTGTCATCATGGAACGTAATTGATAATGGATCATAATTAATTTTTTCTTGTGCTATGTTTTTGCGATTATAAGCATTGTATGTTTTAGTAGTTACAGAGAATTTGGGTAATGCTACGTTCTTAGCCATCATACCTATTTCAATTTGACTGTTTTGATCTACTTGGGCTACTACAGGATTAAGATCCATAAACACATGATATACTGCGCCAATCTTAGGACTTAGTCTATATAAGCTGTCAACAAAAGTACGTGAGGCATGTTGCCAATCATGTATCTCATCGCCTGTGCCTAATTGCTTTAGGAACTGATTAAAAAAGCCTGCCATATGTTGTATCCATTTATATTATTTATCGCCAAAAAAAAAGCTCGGAAAAGTCCGAGCTTTTGTTAATGTTTCGTCTGGATTAACCAGTAATCGTAGAGCCAAGAGTTCTTGCTACAGCCGTACCAAGACCTGTACCGCCTGGAGTTTGTAGTGCATTATCATAACGTATAGTCATTGCAATAGTCATTGGATCATTGGTTGCATAGTTTGCGTCAGCGTAATCAGTGTTTGATAGATAACAACCATACATTTCCCAAGTTTCAAGAACTGTTGGCTCACTAGCGCCATTACCACCATCAAGTACTTCAAAGCGTGTAAGGAATTTATAGTCAATACCAGAACTTGCACTAGCTTGTTCCATAAAGTCAAATTGTTTCTGTAGTTGTTCGCCAACACGTTGAGTAACTAACCCACTCGCATCATCACGTAGTGTACAAACCACAGTTTCCCAAGTTGGTTTACCAGCTAGATATATTTTACTGTTATAAATTGGGATAGTGATTTCTTCAAAACTTATTTTAGGACGAGTAAAGTCGATAACTTGTTTTGTCAACTCAGTTGTTGGTTGGCTAACACCAAAGTTCTCAAATGTTACGCGAAAGCGGAACTTGAGTTTTGGCATTAACAAACCTTGTGCTGTAGCACTTTGGTTTGTTGATAACGGTACTGTAAATTTGCTTAATGACGATGTTGCCATTTTGTTATTCCTTTTATATATTTACCTGTTTTTCTGTTGAGTTAAGGGAGTGTTGCCACTCCCATTAACTACGTATATTATGCTATTGTTAAACTAGCACCAGTGTTGACGATTCTCACTGGAATATAAACAAACTCAATCGCTTTAACTGGTTTGATAGCGATATCAACATACAATTCATTGCGATCAATACGATCTGGAGTGTTGTTTGTTGTATCACAGACTACCAAGTAGTCATATAAACCACGTTTTGCAACTAGGTCGTTTAATACACTTTCAAATGATGATTTAACTTGATTACGTGTGATTGTGTCGTTTGGTTCAAATATGAACGGACGAGCAACTTTATCAAGTACTAGTCTTAGATAACAAACTAATCTTGATACGTTGATACGATCCATTGCACTTGTCATACTAGCACGTGTCTTTTGACCGTATGCTACTAGACCAACACCTGGAAGTACTGTCAATGGATTAACATTATCTGCGTATAACACATCACGTAGACCAACTGTAACACCAATTGATTTAAATGTATTATTATCAGCTGTATCAATGTAACCAATGCTGGTAGCATTGTCAATCAAGCCGCGACGTACACCAGCTGGTGCAAACCATGGATAGCTGACATTGTCACTGCGGATCATCGTACGTAGCATCATGTGTGAAGGTGGAACAACAACACTTTCACCTGCTAGGTCTGTGCCGTATCCTGCTGGATAGTAAACACCTAGGTATTCACTATGGCTTACTAGGCCTTTCTCGCCATTGTCTAATGCTAGATTAGTATTTTTAATCCAAGGTTCGATACTACTTGAATTCAATGCCAATGGACTATCACCAATGATGAACGCTGTTTGTTTACGATCATTGTTTAGGGTGATCATGTTTTGTATCAATTCAGGATAGCCTGGACAAGCAATTAAGTTAAACTGTGTTTGTTCTTCACGTAGTGCTGTTGATCCTTCGATAGCCGCTTTAAGTGCTTCAACTACAACGTTACGCTGTGCTTTATGGCCCATGTACGGAACATCATCAGAGTCATTGCCACTAGAACTTACCCAAGCACTGACTTCTGTTGGAACAACAGTAGCATCTGCATGCCATGTGCTTTCAAAACGTTTTACATTATAACCACTGCGACGTGTATTAAACAATAATGTGCCACGTGGATATAGTGCGTATGATGGACAATCTGCATCTTTGTAATCACTGGTTAATAGATCAGCGATGTCTACTAGATCATCAACAACTGGATCTGTCGTACCAGCTGTATCCCAACGTGCATCTGCAAACAAGATACCATCTGAAGTTACTTGATCAGTATTATCTAATAATTCCCATGCTGTACCAGAATAACGATAAATCTTTGGATAATTTTCTAAATCACCTGTATCAATCCATAATTCTCCAGCGACTATTGGACTAGTGCCATCAGCTTGATACACTGGTTCACTAGCACTCATGATCGGACCTGCAGGGTCTGTGGCTGATAGATCATAGCCACGTGCATCGTTAGTTACGTTTTGATATCCTTTCCAAGCACTACCATTGTTGATCATGATATCAACTTCTAATGCACTGTTGTAATACCATAATGTACCATCATCTGGATTGCTATATGGTGCTGTTGTTGAGTATGTGTATGTTAATGCTCTAAACGGACTAGCTAGATACACGCTACCTGCTGAAATTACTTGGATATTGTTATCTGTAATAATACCGGCTGTGGTCAACGGAGTACCTGACCCATATGTAAATTTAATAGTACCACCAGCTAGGTGGCTAATACTGATAGCACCGCTTGATTCGATCGCAGCAACTATATTTGGTAAATTGGCAGCTAAAATCTTAGCAACTAAAGTAGTAGCTGTGGTTCCGATTGTTGTAATTGTTGCACTTTGTGTTGTGCTTGTACCAGGAACACTGACTTCCATGGTAAAGCTATCACTGGTTGTGTATACTGCTGATCCACCGGCTACAGTACCTGTTACTTTAACTATGCCTGCTACTGCTTTGCGATACGGTTTAAATGTACCAGTAGTTGTACCTAATGTGTCATATTGTACATATAATGTACCAGCTGGTAAATCACTGCCGCCGGCTACTGGACTAAGTCCGTAGATTGCTGCAGGATCGCTTGAATATAATGGAGCTGATTGTAAAGTCCATGAATCTAAATTAGCATCATACTCTTTAAGACCCCAGTTTGCACCGTTGCCTGTCGCTGATGTTTTAAACCATACTGAACCATATGGACGAGGATATGTATCTGTATCTTTCCAAGCTGGATTGTTACGATAGCTGTCAAATGCTACAGTTGGTCCAAGTAAAGTTCTGGTGTTACCTGAAATACCAGAACCGTTAAAGATACCTAAACGCATTGAACAATCTGTAGAGGCAGCTAGTACACCAGTGCCACCTTTCGTGATA